TCATTAAAAATTTTAAAATTTTAAAATTTATTTTAAAAATAAAAATAAAATAAAGAAATGTACTTTTTTAATAAATAATATTTTTTATTTAATTTATAGATGGTGCATATATTCCTTGTGCAGTTAAAATACCAGTAACGAAACCAACAAATATACAAGTAAATATCCATCCAAACATTGTTTTATATAATATTTTTGTATTTATACCCACTATATTATTTTTAAAATTTGAATCTAATAATCCTACACCACATATAGAACCAACTTGACAATGTGTTGTAGATAATGGAATTTTTAATCTACTACCAAATATTATTACTAAAGCAGCACTTAATTCAATTATAGTTCCTCTTGATGGTGTTATTTTACATAATTTAATACCTATTGCTCTCATTATACGATATCCATATAATAATAATCCAATTGATATACCTATACCACCAATAGATAAAATCCAATAAGCATTATTATCCATAACTGAATTTTTTCTTACATCACCTTCAATATATATAGTTAATATAGCAGCAAATGGACCAATTGCATTTGCTACATCATTTGCACCGTGACTAAATGCTGCTGTTATTGCAGAAAAAATTTGTAAAGATTTAAAAAATTCTTCTGTTCTATCATCATATTTTTCAGCATTATTATGTATATTATTTACTATTTCAATTTGATCATCTTCAATTTTATCAAATTTATTTATATCAATATTTTTAAAAATATTTTTTTTATCAAATATAGTTATTTCATTATTTTCTATATTATTATTAATAACTTGTATTTCTATATTATTTTCATTATCATTATCATTATCATTATCATTATCATTATCATTATCATTATGATTATCATTATTATTATCAATCAATTCATTATTATTAAATTTATTTTCAATTCTTTTATAAATTTTAGGTAAAATAGGTAATGATATTAAACCAGATAATATTGCTAATCCAAATGAAATAGATAATATAATATCTAATGAAATTTTATGTAATCCTAAACCTTTAGCACCTTTATAAAATATAAAAAATGAATTTAATAATATAGTTGTAGAAATTAATAAAGGAAAAGCATAATATATATATTTATCTTCATATTTTTTTCTTAAAATTAATAATCTTGTTATATAATATAAGCAAGATGATATAATTCCTGATAATAAAGGAGATACAAACCAAGAAATAATCATACCAGAAACACCACCTACATATGGAAAAGTATCAATAGTTTTATACCATATAACACAATCAGAACCTTTAATAGCAATAGTCATACCAATCATGCCACCAATACAAGAATGTGTAGTAGAAACAGGTAATTCAAAATATGAAGCGGTAAATAACCAAGAAGCAACTGAAAAACAAACCCACATATTACCATATGCTAAAGAATAAGGATCATTTTCAAAACATTTATAATCAGCAATACCTTTACGGATAGTTTCAGATACATGACTACCCATTAAAATAGCACCTAATGTTTCAAAAATACATGCAAGTATAACAGCTTGTTTTATTGTTAATGATTTAGCACCAATAGATGTAGCAAAAGAATTTGCAACATCATTAGCACCGATACCCATAGAAGCAATAAAAGAAAATAATCCACCAAATAAAACTATCCAAAAATAATCATTCATTATTATAATTTAAATTAATAAAAAAATATAAAAACAAAATACTACACCTCTATATTTTATTAAAAGGTATAGTTAATTATAAAAAAGTACATTTCACTAAAAATTTTAAAATTTTAAAATTTATTTTAAAAATAAAAATAAAATAAAGAAATGTACTATTTTGAAAAAATAATATAATTAAAAATAAAATGGAAATAGAAAATATAATAATAGGTTCAGGAATAACAGGTTTATATTTAGCATATAAATTGTTAAAAGAAAAAAATGTTTCAAATCAAAAAATAATAATATTTGAAAAATTAAATAGAATAGGAGGTAGAATATATACATATGAAAATAAAGAAAATAAATTAAAATATTCAGTTGGTGCTGGTAGATTAGGAAAAAAACATAAATATATAATGAAATTAATAAAAGATTTTAATTTAGAAAATCAAATAATAGACATAAATAAAGATAAAAAATATTATAAAAATGGAAAATTAATGAATGAAAAAGAATTATTAAAACATCATAAATCAAAATTTAAAAGTTTAAATAAATTATGGGAATATGCAATATATAAAAAATATGAAAATATTGATATTAAAAATTTAAATTTACATAATTATTTTTCATTAATATTATTAGAAAATGAAGTTGAATTATTAAAAGATTCATTAGGATATATATCAGAAATGTATGAAATGAATGCATATAATGCATTATTAACATTAAGAAAAGATTTTGATGTAGAAAATAATGATTTTTTTATATTAAAAGAAGGAATACAAATAATTTGTGATAAATTATATGAATATTTAGAAGAAAATAATGTAAAAATAGAATTAAATAAAACATTAAATGATATAAATGAAAAAGAAAAAATAGCAATAATAAATAATAAAAAATATAAATATAAAAATTTATATATGACAATAAAAAGAAAAGATTATATTGATATACCATATTTTCAAAAATATGAAAAATTATTAAATACAGTAAGTGATGGACATTTAATGAGAATTTATGCACAATATAAAGATGTATGGTTTAAAGATTTACCAAAAACTTTATCAGATAATAAAATACAATTTATTATACCAATAGATTATGAAAATGGATTAATACAAATAAGTTATAGTGATAGTTATAATGCTGAATTTTGGAATAATTTAAAAAATAAAAAAGAAGTTAAAAAACATTTAAAAATACAATTAAATAAAATGTTTCCTAATAAAAATATAAAAGATCCAGAATGGATAACATTACATTATTGGGATGCAGGTGTACATTTTTGGAAAACTGGAATTAATTCAAAAGAAAAACAAAAAGAAATAATAGAATTATTTAAAAATAAAAAAATATATATATTAGGTGAAACTTATTGTGATAGACAAGCTTGGGCTGATGGTGCATTAGAAACAGTAGAAAAATATTTGTTACACATTTGAAGATTTAAAATATATTTAAAAATAAATTTATATTAATAAATGATTTAATAATGACACGAAAACCAATTTCATTTTTAAATATAGAATTTAAAACACAAGGAGAATTTGAGAAATATGTTAAAAAAATTATATATGAGGATATTGGAATTTGTAATGATATTAAGAATACATATTCAGATAAATATTATATACTAATTAAAATATTAGAAAGACATCCTGATTTTAATTCTAAAAGTGAAAATATGTGTAATATTAAAATTATGTATGACACATTAAATAAAAAAGCATTAAAAATACTTATTGTAAAAAAAGATGGAAGCAATATTGATATATCATGGAGATGTGCTATATCAGGAAAAAATAAATCAAAAAAACAGAACTTAATGTCTGCTATGAGAAGCAGTATAGATCAACAAATAAAGCAATTTAGAAAAGAACATAATAATGAAAGTTGTCAAATATGTGGTAATATTGAAAGATTACAAGTAGATCATAATGACGAAAAAAATTCGGCATTTGATGAATTAGTATCAAATTTTATAAGAGAAAATAAAGATATAAAAATACCTGATAAATTTGGAGAATTAAAAGATGATACACATAGAAATAGATTTTTAGAAGAAGATACCCTCTTTAAAGATAAATGGTTAAAATATCATAATGAACATGCTTCATTAAGAATGTTATGTCATAATTGTAATATATGTAGAAAAAAAACAAAAAATAAATTTGTATTATAATAAGTTAGCATTTTAAATGTTTAAATATGTAAAATAAATTTAATTATAAATAATTACTTCAGTAGTAGTAGAACCAGGATTTTTTGAATTAATAGCTCTTCTTGCTGTAATTTCATCACAATTATAATCTTTAAAACTATTAATAACTATATCAACTTTTGCATTACTCATTATAAATTTAATATTTTTTAATTTTTTAATTTCTATAAATAATAATTCATGTGTTTTTAAATTAAAACCATCTTCAACATATTTAACAAAAGATTTAGAATTTTCAGGTGCATAAGGTGGATCTAAATATACAAAATCACCTTCTTTAACATTTTTAATAGAATCAATAAAATTACAATGTTTAAATTCTACATTTTTTATTAATTCACTTATATAATTAATTTCTGTTTCAGATATTAATGATGGTGTTTTTTTATAATGTCCATATGGAACATTAAAACCATTAGGTCCTTCACGATACATTCCTCTAAAACATATTTTATTTATAAATATAAATAATGCAGAACATTCTATAGAATCTTTATCTATATTATTATACTTTTTTCTAATCCAATAATAATAACTTTCTTTTGAAGTTTTTGCATCATTAATAGTTTGAGGATTTCTATTTATAATATTACCTGTAATATTATCATATTCTTTAAAATATGATTTAAGTATATTATATAATTTATCTTTATTATTTTGAATATTTTTATACATATTAATTAAATTAATATTAATATCATAAGCATATATTTTATTTTTAATTATAATTTTATTTTGTTTTTGTAATGATAAAACAGCAAATAAAACACTACCACCTCCTAAAAATAGTTCATGATAATTATTTATTTGTTTAGGTAATTTTGAAATTATATCATTAATAATTTGTGTTTTACCACCAACCCATTTTAAAAAAGGTTTTTGTAATTTTTTATCAGTCATAATAAATTATATACTATATTAAACTATATATATAAAAAAATGATTATATATTATTTTTAAATATAAAAACAACAATGAAAACAACTTTGAAAACAGCTAAAAGTTGTCCAGAAATTGTAAATAATTTAATTATATATGAAGAAGAAGAATATGAAAAATTTTATAGTACAACTGCTATTTTAAAAGAATTGTATTCATCAAAAACAAAAAATATAACATTTATAGCTGATAATGAAAAAATAAAAATAAAATTAAATAATGATAAAACATTTGAATTAAATCATTCAAAACTAAATATATTATATTCTGTTAAAAATTTATGTATATTAATAAAAGAAAAAGAATTTAAAAATAATATAGATCATAATCCAGTATATGAAATAAAATTTAATAGAATTTATAAATTGTTAAATGTATTATATTATTTAAAAATTATTTAAATAAATTATATAAATAATATCTTTGTTTTATACATATTCCAATTAATATAGATAAAATACCAATTAAAATATGAATATAGTGAGATGCACATTTAATTTTGAAAAATCTAGCAATTTCACAATGATCTCTATGAGAAGCTAAAGACCAAAATAAACCATTTAATACAAAAAATATAGTTAATAAATCATATACTAAATTCATAACTAATATATCTATAATATATATATATAAAAAAAATGATATTTTATTTAAATAAATATTTATAATAATGATTAGTAATAATACTACACCAATCCATATTCCTACATCAACTTACTCACACCCCCCTACACCAACCTCTAGTCCAACCCAATTACAAAGAAGTAAAAAAGGTCAAGAGTTATATAATTCTTTATCAGATAATAACAAAAAAATTGTAGATGAAATTAGAGAAAAATTATTATTAATTCAAAAAATTAATTTAAAAAAATAATTTAAAAAATAGATAATAAATATAATATGTATAATATGTGTAAATGTTAAGAAATTTTTTTAAACCTTTTAAAAGATGGGCATTTAACAGAGCAAAAATATATACATATTATTATATAGATTTTTATACAAAAAAATATATAAAAAAATTTTTAAACAAAAAATATAAAATAGAAAAATTAAGAGAAAATAATAAAATTTTATTATTAATAAATAAACTTAATAATAATATATTAATAAATGAAATACAAAATAATATAAATAATAA